CTCACTATTAATTACAATGACGGCTTAATCATTCCTGATCCGGGTGGAGCGTATAATCAGTTTGCATGGGACAGAACTCCCGCTATTGGCGGAGATCAATTAGCAATACGAGGATCATCAACCCGTACAACCGGTGAATACAACATATTTAAAGTAAATGATCGTTTTGGTAGCCCTATAGCGTGGGTAAAGAACGTAGGTGGTTTTAAGGTCACCGATGCAATAGTAATGCTTGATTCGGGTTTACTTCCAACAATAAGGTTTGATTACCTAAATGCCGGTAATCGTGGAGTAGAGGCCCTTGTATTCGGCAGGACAGGTTCTGGAGGTTATTCAGTAACCCATACTCCTAATGGGGGATCTCCTACTTCTTACACTGTTGATTCTTATGCTGGATCATATGTCCGACTTCAAGACAATGGCTACCTTCGGTCTTCTCCTAATATCACGGTAGGTTCTGAAAATACGAGCCTAGGTCGTTCTGACGTAACTATCGGTTACGGTATAGGGACTGCTTCTACTAGCGGCATTAAAGTAGGTAATGCCTCAATATACGTAGGAGGAGACGGACTCTGGTATTCGGATAATTGGGGTAGTTTTACAGCCAAGTCGATGTATTCATTTACAACACTAGGTACTTCTGATGGAAATATATCCGCAGGCGGTACGGGAACAATAAGTACATATAGTGGAAATATTTCTTCTGGAGGAGCCGTAACCTCTGTAGGTTCTATAACCGCAGGTACCGGACTTATTGTTACTACTGGAGGAGCGTCCATTACTGGCGACACTACATCTGCCGGTAGTATAACTATTACTGGTTCTACAAATAAGCTAACAGTACCGACAACTTCTGCTGGAGCTACTTCGATTGTCGGGTCAGGAATGACCACCGGTTTAAGGTGGGGAAGTGCTCTCGGTATGGTATTTGTAGCGGGAGGGGCAGATAAATGGCGTTTAGCCACTAGTGGTAATCTCTTGCCATCAACGTCTTCTACAGTTGATATAGGGGCAACAAGCGCTCAGGTTCAGAACATATACCTGAGTGGTTCATTAGGGTTTAGTGCCGGTTCTGTAACGATCTCCTACGGCACTACTGGTCCAGAATCAGTAGTTACAGCCGGTCCGGGTTCTTTGTACATGAAATCGAATGGAACGGCGTGGGTAAAATCTTCCGGCACAGGAAGCACTGGGTGGAAGCAGATCACTGCTGTGTGATTGAAATAACATCCATTCCTGCCGCCCACAGAAACTCATACACAGAGGGCCATTGGTCGTAGGACTCATCGGCGTAATGAACAACTCTCTTCAGCCCCGATGAGGCGATGAGTTTGGCACAGGTCATACAGGGAGGGCCATTGACGATGAGTGTTCCCCCTTGCCGCATTGACGGGTCGCTCCAAAGCAGCGCCCCTTGCTCTGCGTGCTGAGAGATGCAATTGTCATAGCTCGATCCAGCGGCACTATGTTGGTGTAATCTAGGACAGGCCCCTTCGTTGCAGTGAGGCATACCGGGTGGGGAGCCGTTGTAACCAATACCGGCTACTCGTTTATTAGGTGCGAGCACCACGGCAAAGTATTGACGTTTGGCACAGGTCGAGAACAGTGGAGCAAGTAGCTCACACGCTTGAAGCCATTTGAGTTCGTGTCGTTCTACGTTCATAAGTCAGTACCTTAGCGAAAGGATGCTATATGCCAAAGTCCACTCATTGGGAAATTCACCCCGGTGTTAGAAGCACTCATGAGCTCACCCGAGGGGAACGTGCCGCAGACACCTTGCGTAACGGAATGGGGTCGTGGCCGTTCGTAGGTTCGTTCGTCCTGTTCATGATTCTCTGGGCGGCAGCGAACGTATTCCTGCCGTTCCAATGGGACCATTACCCTTTCATTCTCCTGAACCTTTTCCTGTCCATGCTGGCGGGCCTTCAGGGGGCGATTCTGCTCATCGCCGCCAAGCGGCAGGACCAGATAGCCAGCGAACTGGCCAATCACGACCATGAGATGACTGTCCGAATCCATCAATGGGTGGAAGAGATCCACACCCACCTCGATCCTGAGGACATCACGCATATCACGGACATTCCAGGGGAAAGTTATCCACAAGATAAATAACCTCTATTTAAACATGATTCAAAGTATGTCATACTATGTAAAACCTTCTAAGGAGTTATTATGAGTGCACGAGGAATGGCTGGAAGCTATGGACAGGATACTGGGGCCCATCCGGGTCGTCAGGTGGGTCCTAACCTTTATGGTGTTCCAATGGGCAACATGGGTACGACAAGTTACCGTGTCAGCAACATTTCCCATGATCAAAAGAAACATGAAATGCAGGAATGGGACGCTGGACGAGGCAGGCAGCATTCTGCTGTGCCAACCGGGGGTTCTCATCCTGAACAATATAGAGCTATTGGCGGCGCTATATATGAAAAGGGATCTTCAGGAGAATGGTCAGGGGAAGCGGTTCAGGGCATGAAGAATATTGTCGGTGCTTATGGCGGTCCTAAGGCTGTAAAAGAAGTTGATACGGGTGAAAATTCAGGAAGAATACGTGCTGCTAGCAAGAAGATGTAATGGAAGAAAACGAATCGGAACTTCCCTACCGACCGGTAGAACCTTATCGACCCAATAAAGACACAGGGTTCGTTCCGAGTCAGGGTTACGATAAGTACCGCTCTCCGGGCTTTCATAGAGAAAACGAAATACGCCGAGCGATGGCTCGACTTCGTACTATGGATCGGGCTAGGGCTGAGGAATATCTCGGTATTTCTAATAACGACCTTAGTATTCAAATGGGAAAAGTTTACGGAGGAAGTGTTCCTCCGTCTTCCCACAGTCGTCAATCATCGGTCGATCTGACAAATCTTGGTCATGCTATTTACAACTTAGAGCAAGAGTCTAATACGCCGTTATTTGAATCAATTAGTAACATACGTCAAGCGTACGGTGGTGGTTCAAAGGGTCAACGCCTTATGAGGACCGGGTACCTAGTGGCAAATTTGCAAGATGAATCTTTAAAAATTCCTGAAGAATCATCAGGAACATATATGCCTCCTGCTCGCAAAACCCCTGAAATGCTAGAATTTATGCGTAAAAGGGCAGAGGAGAATGCCGCTAAACGACCAATACCTCCTCCCGTATCTATAGAAACTACTGCGCCGGACCCCGTTCCCGTTCCCGCTGCCTCTGCAAAGACAGCAAAAGTCACAAAAGCTACCAAACCTCGGGTATACGGTGTTCCGATAGAAAATATCAACGATACATATCGTGTTGTTGATAAACATTCAGCAAAATACAGCGACAAGCAAAAGCAGCATGAACTTGAGCAATGGAAAAGTGGTAAAGGTAAAGGTCGTTCTGTTAGAGATCCTGCCACTCCCAGTGCTTTAGGAGGACTAGTAAGGCTTGGTCAGGCCATAGGGGCTGGGGATGTAGATCCTCAGGCTGGCGAGGCTTTTAAAAAGATAGCTGATGCTTATTCTCCTATAACATTCCATAAATCTGCCTCTGAGAGAATAACTGAGGGAGAGGATTGGTGGGTAGAACGATACGGTCGAGGAAACGACCCATACAAGAAAAGGTAATAGATAATGTGGAATAGAGTTCAACCATTTCTTGAAGGCGCTGGAGACAAGGCCTGTATGTGCAATCATCGGGCCGCATCAACGCTCGTTGATGGACTTCCGATTGAAGACCAATACGGTGCTGTTCATGCGCTTAAGAACCTTACCAATGAAGACTACGCCGGTATGTGGCACCCTGAGATGGGTGAACTCTCAGAAACCCAGTACTCCGCCCATGAGGCCGCTGAAACTCCAGAAGAGGAGAGCCAAGAACATTCTGGGGCTTGGTAATGACTAAATTCGGCTTTAAGTTCATCCGCCCCGAAAACGAACGGCGGTATCCGAGAAGCGGTAATCGGGTTGATGTTTCACCTGAGTCCCTCGTGGCAAGGGTGTGGGAACTTAAAGCAAAGAACGATCTTAGGGTTAAGCGTCAGGCTAACGAAGAAAAAGGCATTTACGAGCTTGATCTTGACCTGTAACGTATGTAGTATGCGGTTACTTTCCTAGACCGTGGAGACCATTGTGACACGAACTCATTTAGTCATACCTGACACACAGGCCAAGGCGGGCGTGCCGACAGACCATCTGTACTGGATAGGTCAGTACATTGTTGATAAGAAGCCTGACGTAGTGGTTCATCTGGGCGACCACTGGGATATGCCCAGTTTGAGCAGTTATGATGTGGGTAAGCGGCAGTTTGAGGGGCGTCGTTATTTGGCCGATATTGAGGCCGGAAACGCTGCGTTCGGCATTCTCAACGAGGCCATGACGACGTACAACGAGCCGAAGAAGAAATGGCGCAAGGGAGTGTACGAGCCCGAACTTCATCTTCTTCTCGGAAACCACGAGGACCGCATCACAAGGGCCGTTGACGGGGACGCCAAGCTTGAGGGAACCATAGGTCTGCACGACCTCAGCGCCGAGGAGTGGGGGTGGAAGGTACACCCGTTCCTCAAGCCAGTGGGCATCGATGGTGTCTGGTACGCTCATTACTTCGCCAATCCCATGAACGGTAGGGCGATGGGGGGTCAGGCACTGTCCCGGCTCAAGAACATCGGCCACAGCTTCACCATGGGGCATCAGCAGACTCTTGATTACGCTGTCCGTTTTGTGGGAGCGGGAGAAAGCGCAAAGAGCCAACACGCACTAGTGGCGGGCAGTGCGTACCTTCATGATGAGGACTACAAGGGTTTTCAGGGCAACGCACACTGGCGTGGCATCATCGTGTGCCATGAGGTAGCGGAAGGTTCCTACGACCCGATGTTTGTCAGCATGAACTACCTCTGTACAAAATATGAGGGTGTACCATTGGCTAAGTACACAGCAAAGAGGTTCTGATGAACAAAAATCCGGTATGGGTGTCTTGGGACAACTGCGGTATTCCCACCAACACTGTTGGTTGGTTGAAGGAGACCGACAACCGCACATTGGACCTTCAGGTACAGTACTCAGAGAACGGCAAGAACAATCTTGTCATCAGTATACCTGTGGCGTCTGTCACAAATGTGAAGATCTACTGATCGCTCTTCAGCCAGTGATCATCAATTCGGCTGGGATATAAGACAAGATTGTCCAGTTTCAGGACAATGTCAAAATCTCGAGCTTTTTCATGACAACGGTGCTTGGGCATTGGCTCCAAGACGTTGTGCGTAATCTGAAGAACGATGGGGCACCGGCTGCACGCCAACTCGTAGCCGGAGATCTCTACTGCTTTTACGAAGGTCACTTCCTTCATCTGCATAAGCAACATTAACACATATGACGTCGTCTAAGGAAACGAAATAGTTGCAAGTTGTGAGAATGAGGTGTAGGGTGTGTTCATGCTCAAAAACTTCATTGCTGCACTCATCACTCCTACCATTGAAGACCGACCGGTCGTCAACACCTCCACGCACCCGGCACGCACCGCTGTGCAGGGTATTGTGATCGCAGAGATTCTTGGCGGTACGCTAGCAGAAAAGGCCGTTTATACGGCCTATCCGTTCGCTATTTCAGCTGCCGCTACAGCGGGCGCTTACAGAGTGAAAGACGAGTTCAAGAACTGAGATTCGAGATCAAGGATCTCTTTTCGTTCCTCAAGCGTCTTGTCGATGAGTTCTGTGTAGAACGACGACACAGTTGAAGCGGCCTGAATAAGATAAGCACCGACCTGATAAGCCTCTTCGGGGCTGAGAGTGAGCGGAGCTATTCCTTCAATCTGGAACTCGTCATCTTCATCGATCGGAATACCGAGAACGATGCGAGGAAGGTACGTTTCGGGGTCAGCGGCAACAGCGATGATCATCACATCATCAACACCGTTGAAGTCGTCATCAATGTCGAATTCAATAAAATCATCATCTTCGTAGGTCATGCCTACACTTTACACCCTCTGTGCGGTTATCGGGTAGTTCTCAGAAAGTTGGTGTTTTTACCCGTTTACCATTAAAGTTGTACTACCGCTTTGTCTGCGGACACCAATACGAAGACCACCCCGGTCTTCGGGAAAGGAACACATGACAAACGGAAAGACCCGGTTTTTTCTAGCCGGAATGGCCCTTACTCTCATAGGCAGCGTGATGGGAGTGTTGGGTGTTGTGACTGCGCAAGCAGCAGGAGAACCTGCGTTTCAGACGGCACTGATGTTGCCGGATGAGCCAAAGGAGCCTCCTAGTACCACCTCCTCTACTACGTCAACGACGTTTGTAGAGATACCAACAACCGTGTACGTGGCACCCACCACTACAGAAGCCCCTCAGACGGCCCCAGAGCCGCCTAGAACGGCTCCTAACGCATTCTTGGACTGTGTTAAGCAAAGGGAGTCCGGGGGCAACTACGGGGCATATAACCCGAGTGGAGCGGCAGGGGCATATCAGATGCTCCTGAGTACGTCCAACACTGTTGCCGTCTGGATGGTCCGGTCCGACCTCGTTGGCATGAGTGCCAATAATTGGTCACCGGCAGATCAGGACGCAGGAGCGTTGGTGCTCTACGAGCACATGGGTACCTCGCCATGGTATTACCCACCGAAGCCCTGTTAGAATAGCAGGAACGACTACTGACTCGGGTGGAGGTGCGTAATGCCTAGGGATGACGAACTGGAAATCGATGAGGACTTCATTGATGTGAACCAGTGGACAATTGTGCCCAAACGGAAACGAGATGAGTACAAGCCCTATCACTCCACCCGGGTCAGTAAGTTCCGGTACGATTACGGCAACAAAGTTATTCAGGTACGATGGCAGAACGAGAAGAAACCCTACAGCAACAATGGGTACCTTTACCAGTCATTCAATGAAGCAGAGACATGGAAAGAGTACCGAGCGATGATGAACGCTGTTTCTCGTGGTAAACAGATCAACCGGATGAACCCACGTATGTGGTATCGCCCGATGACACCGGAAGAATGGTCAGCAGGACCCACCAGTCGGAACAAGGGTCCGAAGGACGCACGAACGAGGCAATAATGGCACTTGTAGAAACAAAGGGAGTAGGCTTCATCTACTGGGTGAAGGAGTACGGAGCAGGGGGTCGCATCCTCGACACCGCTTGGATGAGGGAAACCACGCCCCCGTTCAGGGCCGGAAAGGCTCTGCGGTTCAGGTTCAAGGACCGAGCGTTCCATGTCGGCGTGTGCAAGAAGACGAAGAAGCCTTTTGCTCGTGATGTAGAAAAGACACCGGAGGAGATCGGCAAATGGGTTTACTGAAGCGAAAGAGCGATGAAGAAGAGAAGGTCGTCTCCCCTACCCGCCTTCAGGTAATGTCGAACGACGATGTGTACCTGTTCCTTGAGACCACCCTCATGAACGCACAGCAGCAGTTGAGCGATTACCGTAGGGCGATGCCAGAGGATAAGCTAGCCCTTCTCAAGTGGCTGGAGTCCAGCGTTTCGTCAGCAGAAGTGGGCGTTCAAGAGATGCTGTCAAGAAATTCTTAGGTACAGGTTGACAAACGAAAAGCCTTCCGTATACTGTAATACACCGAAGCAGCAACACTTTTATCAATAGAGGAAAACAATGAGCAACAGACCGACAAACATCGAAGAACGTCTTGAGGCACTTGAGAAGCGGGTCGCCTTCCTTGAGAAGGAGCGCCCCGGTCGTAAGATGCGACCGAACATCGTCTCCCAGCCGGGAGTGTGCGGTCTCGACCCCTCGTGCGATTCCAAGTCGTGCGAGTCGGCGTCGATCTACCGGTACCAGCAGGGGTGTCAGGGAGACAAGTGCGTGAAGATCAACCGTGACTACTACGCCAATTACAAGGCGAAAAAGAAGAATGACAATTAAAGACCGTTCTCCTCATCAGTAATTGAAATCTAGTGAACGTGACTCAGAACGGAAAACATTGGAAATGGCTAGAAACTCAGACGACCTGCACAAGGAATGGGAATGTGACAAGTGCAACAGTACCTACTCTTCACCCATCAGGGTGAAGGCGGTGCTGTGTACCACCTGCTCCAAGCGACTGAAGGCTCGAGAAACTTGGATGAAGCCGAGGTTGCAGGATTAGGGAATTGCCTGTAAGGTAGTTACTGCCTCTGGGTACTTGGATTGGTCTCCTTCCCTGAGTTGGTCAGGAGAAAGGCTCTCACTTCGGTGGGAGCCTTTCTTCGTTCCCCGTTTATGGCCTATAGTGTTGATCGTGAACCATTACGAAAACCTCGGCAATCCCGATGACGACGATGAATATATCTCCGAAGACCTGTTTGAGATAGACGAGTCTCAAGAGCAGGTGGAAGACGATTCTTTTCAGGACTACGGACTGGACCCTGAGTCTCAGGCGTTTGTGGACGAACTGATCAAGCGGATCATCATCTTCTGTGAGGAGTTCGCCGGTCTGGAGCTCCGCCCCTACCAGCGCAGCCTTGCGTACCGAATTGTGGAATCGCTGGTCATGGTAGACGGCGAGGAGATCACGGCTCTGTGGTCCCGCCAGAGCGGCAAGAGCGAGACCCTGTCAGTGATCGTGGCAGGGTGCATGGTGATCCTTCCCAAGCTCGCCATGTCGTACGAGATGCTGGAACGGTTCAAGCGTGGCGTGTGGGTGGGTATCTTCGCCCCTGTTGATAGTCAGTCAGACTTCCTCCATGGCCGCATTGTGGATAAGTTGACCTCAGAGCACGCTCTGGACTTCCTGTCTGATCCCGAACTTGATGAGCGGGTGGATGGGAAATCCAAGGTCATCCGACTCCGTTCAGGCTCCCTCTGCCGCCGTTCTACCGCTAACCCTCGGGCCAAGATCGAAGGTGCGTCGTACCATCTCGTGGTCATCGATGAGGCTCAGGAAGCCGACGACACGATGGTCAGGAAATCGATCCATCCCATGCTTGCGGCCTATGCGGGCACCATGGTGAAGATCGGTACACCGTCGTTCCATAAGGGCGACTTCTACAAGGCCATTCAGTTGAACAAGCGCAGGGGTACTCGGCGGCGTAGTCGGATGAACCATTTCGAATACGATTACAAGACCGTGGGTAAGTACAACCCGTACTACGCCAAGTTCATCCAACAGGAGAAGATCCGGCTGGGCGAGGACTCAGATGAGTTCCAGATGTCGTATATTCTCAAGTGGCAACTTGATCGAGGAATGCTTGTGGCCGAGGACGATCTGGACTTCCTCGCAGACCCCTCCATGCCGCTGGTGAAATCGTGGCACCGTACCCCTTGCGTGGTGGGCATCGATCCCGCCCGTGTGAAAGACTCCACGGTGGTGACGGTGTGCTGGGTGGACTGGGACTTCCCCGATCCCGCTGGCTTCAGGGAACACCGCATCCTGAACTGGATGGAGATCCACAACACGGAATGGGAGGAGCAGTACTTCCAGATCGTGGACTTCCTCAGCAACTACAACATTGCCTATGTGGGCGTGGACGCTCAGGGCATGGGTTCTGCTGTGGCCGAGCGGCTTCAGAGATTGCTGGAGCACCGATGTGAGGTCATTCCGGTGTCCTCAGACATCAAGACCCAGAGCGAGCGATGGAAGCATCTCATTGCTCTTCTTCAGCGCCGCATGATCGTGTACCCCGGTCACTCCAAGGCTCGCCGAACCCGAGTATGGCGGCGGTTCCGGCAGCAGATGGAGGACGCCGAGAAGGTCATCAAGGGTAACTACATGATGATTCAGGCCCCACCGGACGAGCGTGACTCCCATGACGACTTCGTGGACTCGCTCGCCATTGCTTGCGCGATGTCCATAAACGACACCACTCCCTTTGTGGAGACGTTCGAAGCGCCTTGGTTCAGGTAATGCTAGAATAGATATATGAACAGACGAGATCATTTTGATGACGGACATGGTATGCCTCACCATGTCGCTCCCCCTACGCAAGCCTTAGATGACATCGAAGAAGACTGGGCAGATCATAGTCGGAGGGCTTTCAATAAAGACCCCCTAGAAGTCCTTGGTGAAGTTGAAGATAACTGGAAGCCTAGTCGTATAGCCGCTGACTGGCATGGTGGGCAGTCATCTCCGTTGTACAAATTTGCCTCCACCGGCTATATGCATCCGGGGTTAGAAGATGAGATTCAATCCAACATAGATAGCCCTCATGCTGATGCTGAGCAAGTGGAAAGACTTAAGCATCTCCTAGACCATGTTGAAATGCAAAGAATGTACCCTGAAGAAGACCTGTGGGAGTAATTTCGTAAATAGCCATAGTTATGGCATACTTATGGAGTCCAATCTTTTTAGGAGAGACTAATGGCTTACGCCCCTGAAACTGGCTATGAATACGCTTACGCTCAGAACCTGACCCGTCGTGGTCCGCTTCGCTTTGAAGAGGGCGTTGCTACCGATACCGACATCCCGTTCGAGTTCGGTCGTGGTGCTTACGGCGATACCGAAGGTGATTACCGTGGTCGTCAGACCATGGCCGGTATGGTTAAGACCCCGATGGAGACCATGCGTGAGCGTGCCCACATGGGTTCTGCTTCGTGGATCGAGGCCCCGATGGAGCTTTCGGAGTTCGTCCAAGGCGCAATGATGGATCATCCGGCCTTCGAGCGTGTTGCTGGTAGCGAGACCCGTATCCTTCGCTTCAACGCCACTGTCGTCAACGACTGATCCGGCGCCATGAGCGTCGGGCCACACAACCCGTTCTTCAAGACCCCCTATGGCGACATAGGGGGTAAGAACGTTGGGGGAAGACCGAAGAAGGTAAAGACCACCTTTGCGCCGCTCAAGACGGCGGAAGGTGGTTTTACTATGCCCGACATCGAGCCCGAGGCCATGAAGACCGTGGACGCCATGTTGCAGCTACCCACAAACCTGCAACCGACCCGAGCAAGGGCTCTTCAGACAAGAACCAACAAGAACATCGCTACGGGTATGGCGAACTCTAAGAACGTTAGGAACAGTCGGTAATGAGCCGGTCAGAAGAATTCCACGCATGGACCGGTAGATTTAAAAAGATGACTGGTCAAGCTCCTCCGA